GCGCCTATCACGAACTCATCGCCGAGGCGTGGGCATCCAAGGCACCGTTCGTCACTGTCGAACAGGACATCGTGCCCCACGACGGAGCAATCCGCGAGTTGCTGGAATGCCCTGAGCCATGGTGCGCCTTCGAGTACGAGTACCCGCCGTTCGGGCTTTACGCCGGAATGGGCTGTGCGAAGTTCTCAGCCGAACTTATCGCAGCGTTCCCCGACGCAATGACTGAGACGGCCGAATGGGACGACAGCGCGCCCCAAACCAAACACATTCCATCCGACCTACCCCATCCGCCGAAGCACTGGTGTCGTGTGGATGCGCGACTGCACCAATACCTAAAGGCTGGCGGCGCACGACTGCATGTCCACGGCACGGTCGAGCACCTGCACGGCGGCAAGCCGGCGCACGGTTGCATGAAGGAGAAGGCCGTTGCACCTACCCTGGCACACAGCAGAGTTCGGGCCACCGATCCACACCTCAATTAGCACCGCGGAGGCTCAAGCGCTTCGCGAGTTGGCGAAAGACCGCGACGTGGTAGAGATCGGGGCTGCCTACGGATATTCCACCGTACTGATGGCTGAGGTCGCGCAATCAGTTACCAGCATCGACCCACACGCATGGCTGAATAGCCTCGACGCGTTGAGGGCAAACCTGGCCCTGTATCAGGTCGAAGACCGCGTCGAAGTGTGTGTTGGTCGCAGCCAGGACGTACTGCCCGGCCTTTGGGTTCGGTACTACGGTCTCGTGTTCATCGACGGAGACCACGCCTACGAAGCGGTCCAGCATTGACCGCGACTGGGCGCGCAAGCTCGTCAAGCCCTTCGGGGCCGTCATCGCCTTTCACGACTACGCCGAAGTTTCATGCCCCGGAGTCAAACAGGCGCTCGATGAGTGGGCGGTCCCAACCTTCATCACCGATACGCTCGCCGTCTACAGCGACCCACGCTACCCCGTCAACGCATGAGGGTCGCCGTGGTCGGCGCCGGCATCTTTGGATGTACGGCGGCAATTGAACTCGCCCGAGCAGGGCATCGCGTGGAACTCTTCGAGCGCCACCTGGACCTGATGATGGGTGCCAGTCGAGCCAATCAGGGACGTCTGCATCGCGGCTACCACTACCCACGAAGCCCCGAGACCGCCCGAGCGGCTAGTACCGAGGCCAACCGATTCGCCGCCCGTTTCCCCTCCGCCATCCGCGAGGGCGCTCACTACTACGCAATTGCAGCTTATGACAGCCTCACGACGACGGCCGAGTTCATGGCTTTTTGTCGAGACCAGGATCTTCCCCTCGCGCGAGACTGGCCGTCATTCCTGCACGGTGTCGAGTCCTGCTTCCGAGTTCCTGAATCGCTGATCGACCTCGACGTACTGCGCGAACTACTCCGCCGCGAACTGAAGGAAGCTGGCGTTGGGGTGTTCTTCGACGCATCCGCCATGCACCCGATGGAGTCACGCGGCGGATACGACCTAGTCGTGAATGCGACCTACGGCCACCCCTCTCTATGGCCGGTGAAGTACGAGGACACCGAGATCGCGCTGTTCCAACTCCCACTGCCACCAATAAGCGTGGTCGTAATGGATGGTCCGTTCATCTCACTTGACCCGACCCCCACACCGGGAGTGTTCATGGTTTACGGAGTCCAAGAGAGCATCGCGGGATCGCCGGCGATGATCCTTGCCAGGGCGCGAAAGTTCCTCACCCTTGGCAAGGCTCAATACGTCGGTTCGCTGAAGACAACGCGCGCTGTCCTGACCTCCGCCGAAACCACGGACGCCAGGCCGACGCTGGTCAGGCGAGACGGCAACGTCATCTCCATCCTTGCCGGGAAGATCGGCACCGCCCTGGACGCGGCGGACCAGGTGGTCGCAGAGATCATCGAGATGGCGGCGGTCGCGTGAGGGTTGCGGTTGTAACTCCGACCTGGCAGCGCCATGAGGTCTTACTCAATCGTTGTATCCCCTCAGTACAGGCCCAGACCTATCGCGACCTCATGCACGTCATCGTCAGCGACGGCCCGGACTACGCCCTGTGTGAGATTCTCCCAGACCTCTTGGAGTTGCCCGCACACGCGGGCGGACTGGGAGCGGCGGCGCGCAACTACGGCGTGGAGCACACCGAAAGCGAACTCATCGCATTCCTCGACGACGACAATGCCTTCCGCCCCAATCACCTTGGCCTACTCGTTGGACTACTCGACGCGAACCCCGACGCGGACTTCGCCTACGGACGCATGGAGTATTCCAACGGTCAGACATCGATCGGTGCCTATCCCCCAGCGCTTGGGCAGATCGACGCCTCGAGCTTCGTCTGTCGTCGCAAGACGATGGAGTTGGGCATGTGGGCCGCTGACCACCGCTTACGCGCTGGATTGGGAAATGATCGCCGGCTGGATCGCCAAGGGCGCGCAATCAGTCTTCACCCCCGAAACCACGCTCGATTACCGCTGAGGTTAACCCAATGACATGGCGCTGAACGATAGTTACGGCACGAAGGCAGCCCTAAAGCTGCGCCTCGGCGTTGGTGACACGATCGACGACGCCAAACTCGACAGCGCGCTCTCCTCTGCATCGCAGAGTATCGAGGGTACCTGCGGGCGTCAGTTCAACGACGCGGGCGTGGCGAGTGCGAGGGTCTTCTACCCAGACTCCCCCACGATGGTGAAGGTCGAAGACTTCTCGACCTCGGTCGGCCTGGTCCTCAAGGCTGACTACGGCAACGACGGTGTCTTTGAGACGACCTGGCTGGCTGCCAACTATCAGCTCGAGCCTCTCAATCGAATCGTGCGGTGGAGTTCCACGCTTCCCCTACACCCGCATCCGCGCCATCAACCAATACTTCCCGCTCTGGTGGGGCGCGATCGGCTCCCCGCGAGCATCGCTAGAAGTTACCGCGCGCTGGGGTTGGACATCAGTTTCCGGCCAGCGTCACCGAAGCTTGCCTGATCCTCGCGGAAGAGTTGTACAAACTTAAGGATGCCCCGTTCGGCGTCATGGGGTTCGGCGGAATGGGCAATGTCGTGCGAGTCCGCGAAAACCCGAAGGTGATGGCGCTACTCAGCGACCTCATCCTCGAACCCATCCAGGCTCGCTAAATGCCCGCCAGCACGTTAACCCAGATTATGCTCGGGATCGAGACCCGACTCAAGACCATCTCTGGACTTCGCACCTTCCCCTACATCCCCGATGCAGTCAACCCGCCGGTGGCGGTCGTTGGTGTGCCTCCGATACCTAATTATCATGGAACCTTCGCTCACGGCGCATTCACGCTCGACATTCCGGTGACGGTTCTGGTCAGCAAGTCCGTGGACCGCATCGACCAGCCAGCGATGGCCGCCTACGCGGACATTTCCGGCACCAACTCGATCCATGCCGCGATCGAAGGCGACAAGACACTCGGCGGCGCCGTAGACAACGCGATCGTCTCGGACTTTCGCCCGTTGGGCAATGACGAGGTCGGCGCGCTCGGTTACTTCGGCGGCGTCTTCACCGTAAAGATCATCTGTAGCGGTTCCTAACCCCGTCCGATTCTAACCACCCTTAGGAGTAATCCCCTTGGCACGCTACGTCTTCATCGATGGCTACCTGCTCATCAACGCCGTGAACATGAGCGCGATGGCCAAGAAAATCACGCTCAAGACCTCAGCCGACAATAAGCCCGTCCCTGCCTTCGGCGACACCTACACGGTTCGCCTTGGCGGATTGAAGGACTACGCGCTCGACGTCGACTTCAACCAGGACATGGCGCCGGCACAGGTCGACGCCCTGCTATTTCCCCTGCTCGGCACCGTCCAGACCTTCGAGGTCAGGGCCACATCCCTCGCCGCCAGTACGGCCAATCCAGCTTACCGAGGCTCGATCCTCGTTCAGGACTACACGCCCATCGACGGATCGGTTGGCGATTTGGCGATTGCCCCGGCGAGCTTCCCCGGCGCGGCCACACTTCTGCGCCAGACCACCTAATTGGGAAGCCCCCTCGTCCGCGTAATCGGCAAGAACATCGTGGATGCCAAGTTGCTCGCCATGGCCCCGCGCATCCTGGCTCAGAACCGGGCAATGGTCACCTCAATGCTTGAATCCGTCAAGGCGGAGGTTACAGCCCGAGATGCCAGTAGTGCCCACGCGCCTCCCTCAACACGCCCGCGACTCCTACCGCATCGATTGTCAGTTCGGGGCCAGTCAAGACCACGGGCAAACTCTGGGGCGCCGTACAGGCGTACTGGCGCGAATACGGCACCTTGGGGCGGTTCCACAAGGGCGGAAGGGCGACCGCCGGCATGGCGCGGGCAGCCGTCTACGCGGTCACTGTCGGGACTGGCGGCGAACCAGCACGCCCGATTACCCGACATGCCCTTGCCGGTGCGCGGAAGTGGATCACGTTCTACTACGGCGCTAATAAGGCCTCGTGGTGGCGGCTTTAGGCATGGATGACATCGCGGCTGACCAGCCAGAACTCCAAGCCTTCGCTCTCCTCGCAGGCGTCGAGCCTTGGAAGATGGCGATGGCGTTCAATGACCCGGACCATCTCTTCGACCACCTGACGCTGGAAGAGATCGCCCGATTCAAGGTCGGCTGTGAGGCCATTGAAGTCCTGCGGGTGCGAATGCTTGCAGCCATGGATCAGTACCTGAGTTACACGCGCGGCGTTCTGGCGGGCTCAGGGAAGGCCGCCGAGAGCCCGGAATCCGATGCCAACTGAAAGGGTTCTCATACTTATTGAGACCGCTGCCAATATGGCGGGGGTTCAGCAAGCCAAGGCCGGCCTCCTCGGCTTCGGCCCCGCCGCACTCATAGCCAGCATCGCTCTCGGCGGCCTAATCATGGCCGGTAAGTCTGCCATTGCCATCTCACAAGAGCATTTCATTGCCGAGAACAATCTTGCCAACGCGCTGAAGACTCGCCGCGTAAACACGAAACTCGCACAGGATGACCTCTACGCATTCATTCAGGCGAACCGCGATTTCATCTCCAACAACAACGACGTCATCAATGCGTGGGCGAACCTGACCCGAGAGGGCGTCAAGCAAAAGGACATTAGCCACCTGATGTCTATCGCGATGAACATCCAGGCGACTGAGGGCGGAACGCTCACCGACGCCGTGACCAAATTGCAACAGGCAGAGATTGGGCGCAACCGAGGCCTAGCGACGCAGGTTGGTCTGGTTTTGAAAGCGATCCCGGCCCACGCCACGCTCGCGCAGAAAGAGAAAATCGTAGCGGAGAACATCGCCGCAATAACCAAAGCCTACGGAGACCAGCCCCCGAAGCTCGACCCGCTCGTTGTGGCGACCAACCACCTCAAGACTGACTGGGAAAATATCGCCGAGAAATATGGGCCGGACCTGATCACCCAGATCGCTGGCGTCGCCGAGGCCATTGACAAGGGCCTACCTAGCTGGCTCAATTGGGCGACCACGGCTGGCAATGTAGTCAGTCAACTTCTTGCCCTCATTCCGTTGGCCCACCAGGCGGGGTGGAACGCCACCTCGGGGCTCTTCCCAAATGACGCCGCTGGAGGAGCTACGCCCCAGCATACGAGACCCGTTCCCGGTGCCGTCGGCGCCGGGGGCCTAATCCACCATCGCCCCGTAACCATCAATGTCAACGGCGCCCACAACCCGGCAGCCACGGCGCGCGCCGTAACCCAGCAACTGCGCCGGATCACGGCGGTCTAGCGTGCGTTTGAATGGCACCCTTGACTTGGGCGGACGGCATCCCTATCCGTCGCCCCTGACCGGACAGACTACCGGGAGCGTCACGGTCGAGGGCGTGGAGACCTACACCTATCCGCGCGGCTCGATCGAGCGCAAGCAGACCGTGCGGTTCTTCATCCGCGCTTGGCAATCACTCGGCGGAGGAGCGGCCTACAGCGCCACCTCACTGAAGTACCTCCTGAAGCAGGTCGAGGAACTGGCATCCAATCGCGATGCCCAGCCGGCCTACATCGAATGGACGACTACTGGCGAGTCGGACGCCACCCTCAACGCGGCTGAACTCCACGACGGCTGGTATGTCATCGACGACTTCGAGCCGGTCTATGAGGGCGTGGACTTCGGTTCTCCGGTCGCTGAGTGCCGCATGACCGTCACTGAGGTCGCCCCCCCTGCTCCCCATCGCATCGCCATGGGCTATACGGGCGGTGCGCTCTCCTCGACCTACTCGGGCGTGGCGACCAACCTCCTCTCGCTGCCGGTCGGCTCGACCGCGCTCGAGGCCTCATTCAACCGCACTGGCGCTGAGGGCGCGATCCCCTGCATCCTCTCCCCCGTCGCCTCTCCTGAACCCTTCGTGCCTGGAACGGTGACGCAGTTGTTTGACGGTCAGGTCCACGTTTACGACACGCTGAGCACCGGGTCCAACCCCGTCCCCACCTCGGGCGGAACCTTCGTCCATGCGAACTGGGTGGAGGTGTTCTACACCGACCACTACTTCGTCGGCGATTGCGTGATAACGAACGGGCTGCAACTGCTGCTGTTCGTCGCGGGAAGTTCACCGGGTATTACCGCCTATCTCTGGAACATCGCGCTAGCGACCACGAACTGGCAGCAATACGCGAGCGCCATTCACATTGGGAGTCCGGGTGGCGCGTCTGTCACGCTCAGGCAATACACGCTCACGCGAGTCGGCCCTGAAGAATGCGCGGTGAACCTGGTAGCTACGACCGGTTCTGGAACCTCTGCATCAAGGGCGGTCGTGCGGTTGCAACGTGGTCGCTGGGACGTGCGAGTGGCCTTAACGCCGCTCTCCGTGGCGCTTGCTGGCAACGACACACTAATGATGCAATTAGTGGCGGTCCCCAAGATTCTCTTTAACTCACTCAAGGTCAGCGACAACGTTCTTTCCGAGGCCTCCGGCTGGCGTGACTGCCGACTACGGCTACGGCGCGGCTTTCGTTGCCAACGCCTCACAGC